TACTTTTTGTAATAGACTTCTTCAGCATATGATACAGAATTTTTCTTTGCGATGGTTTCAGACCATCACATATAGATGGAATGGATCTGAGATTATCGTACACAGAGAAATGTACGAGCTGTTTATTTACAAACTCCGAAAAACTAATCTTGTTTTGCTCCCAGTATACATTTGAATTTTTATCATAAGTGCTTAACCACTGCTTTCTCATATCACTGCATTTCACAGATGATTTTGTATTTTTATCTTTATCGAAGGCTAGTAGAAGTGCTTTATCGCATTCTTTGTCTTTGTAATAATACTCTGCTTCCAGGTCTTCTATTCTTTTAAAGATGGCCTTTGCATCATCTTTTGTAGATGTACCCAATCCCTTAAAGTATCTTATATTGTAACCTTTTGTACTGTTCTGCTGTTCCCATGTATCGTATTCGTTTTGAGAAAAGAATTCAATGGTTTTTTTATTTTTTATAGCCTTGATGATTGGGGTTTTTATAGTACGAATAAAATTCGGATTCATATGTATCAAAGATGGCCAGAAATAGTGTATGAAGTTCATAAACAGACCAAGTATATGGATACCGTCTACATCTGCGTCTGCTAACATAACTACCTTTCCATACCTTAGGCTAGATGTATCCTTATACACCTCACCATGTTTCAGACCAATTATTTTTTTTATATTGTTGATTTCCTCGTTATTAGACAATTGCTCTATAGATGCATCCCTAACGTTGATCATCTTTCCCTTCAGAGGAAAGACACCATATTTCTCATTTCCTACAACACTTCTCCCCCATATAGCATATGTTTTCGCAGAGTCTCCCTCTGTTAAAATAAGAGTACACTGGTCTGATTTAGCAGTTCCAGCCCAGATAGCGTCTTCTAACTTAGGAACACGTATTTGCGTTAGCTTCTTCCCATCAGTTTGCTTAGCTAACTGAGAAGTTTGCTTGAAATTGTGCATAGCAATTGCATTTTCTACAATAGAAGTTTTATACAAGTTGTCCACAAACTTGTCACTTACTTCTATTTTCGTACCGAAATCCTTTGACTGTGTAGTAAGAGTCTCCTTTGTCTGTGAATTAAATCTTGGGTTTTTCACAGTAGCTCTCAGGAAAAAAAACATGGAATCTCTCAGTAGAGAAGGCTTGATGTCCTTTATTTTCTTTTTCTGCTCTATCATAGCCTTCAATTTCGATATTATTTGATTTAATATGTAATCTACATGTTTGCCTCCTACACGTGTACTATTCCCATTGACAAAACTTATTTGCTCGAAAGAATCATGAGGAATTACAGCATATTCCCATACATATCCCCCATCAGTATGAGTCTCTATTATAGCCTTTTCTTGAGTAAAGAACTTTGTATAATCTGAGATTCCCTTTCCCTTTATCTCAACATCATTGAGATAAACCTTTACTTTCGGAGGAGTACATATGACACAGTCATATACTCTTTTGTTGATCATCTTTATAGCATCTGTGTCCAGTTTTTTCATAGAAAATCTAGCATAGTCAGGTAGAAATACAATCCTAGTATACCCTTTCACTTTTGTTTTTGTAATCTTTGGTGGATGTTTTACTGTCATATTATCCTCATATGTCTGTTCAAATTTCAAACCTCTCTCTGAATCTACTGTTTCAACTGAAAAACTTTTTGAAAAAATATTAGTACAATTACTTCCTATTCCGTTAGTACCGGCCCCTGTCCTGACCATATTATCATCGTAATTACTACCTGAACGAAGATTTCCGAATATAAGCTCTGGAACGTATATATTATGTGTTTTATGAATTACCACAGGTATTCCCTGTCCATTGTTGAGAACAGTGATGTATCCGGTTTTAGTATCATACGACACTTTTATTTGTGAAAGTGTTTTGTCACGCATAGAATGATCTAAAGCATTGGTAAGAATTTCATCAAATATTTTAAGAAAACCATCAGAATACTCTATATTATCCTTTCTCATGGTTTTATCAAAAAACCACGTATAATGTTGTTGTTTTTTTACATCACCTATGTACATGTCAGGACGTTTTAGAATATGCTCAGTATCGGAGAGCTTTTCATAAGTCTCTTCTATAGATTTTGATTTCATTACAGTATAATAGGATATACTTTTTAAATTCAATTTTTTAAGCATTGAAACTGCGCATCCCAGTGCTTAATAAATACTCAGAATTGTCTTTTGCATGTAGGACAAATGCTGTTATCTACAAACCAAGTTTCTATACATTTAACATGATACGTATGTTTACATGATAACTTTCTCACTATATCGAGATAAATTTCATCTTGACATATCACACAGAACTCCAATCCTTCACTGCTCTGTACTTGACTATTGATGAGCAAGTCCTTCTTTATAAGTCCCTCCGGAGGGATACTATCTTCTATTACAGGCTCTCTATATGGATTAGAATGTCTTCTGCTGAATCTCGAGCTAGTTCTGATTTGATGTAGATATCTATTCATCAAAAAGACCTCTTTCTACTAACCATTTTATACTTTTCTTTTTTAAGTTCCTTAGTGCTTTATAAGTAATCGACGAATCGTAAGGACACTTTAGCTCATAGAGTAAATCTAAAACAGGTATATTTTCCGATAAGACTGCTATCTCGTAATTTATAGAATCAAGTTTAACATTGTAATTGTACAGAAACCACTTTATATAACTGACATCCTTTGTTCTTATACAGGAATTTACTACATTAGAGTCTATAACTACTCCGTTCTGTATAAACCACTGTATAATTTCCTGAGAATCTGTAAGTTCTATCACAGCATGCATAGAATTTTTATCTAGAGGTATGTTTCTGTCATTGAGCCATTTAAGAGTATCTAATTCTAGATTTTGAAAATATACTGAGGATTTTACAGGACAATTTTGTTCTATTAACCATTCTGCAAGTTCAAACTTTTTATTTTTTATGGCGTTGTTGAAGACAGACTCGTCTATTGAAATTTTCATGCTTAAATATAGTACAATAATATTTTTATTTTTTTTTATCTTACTAATGGTATAAGATGGATATTACAGATTTGCAAAAAAGCTATTACCTCGTTCCAATTGCTACTGTTCTCTGTTTATGTATAATGTATGCTATAGATACTGTAGATAAGGGAAAATATGACAAGAAATCATGCTATACGAAATCAGCAGTAACGACTGCCATTATCGTAGGAATTATAGTATATATTCACAGAATTATACCATCTATAGAAGAGGTAATAACATCTCCTCCTCCTTTCTAAATGTTAGGCTTATAGAGTATAACCCAAATAAGAAATGCAATTAGTATCATATTCAGTATATCATTCAGAGCTATATCAAGACTACTTGATCTACCACAACTACTACATGTTTTCATGTGTTGCCTGACGGCTTCACATGAAATCTCACTGTGGAATTTTTCCACTATTTTGTCCTGTGTTTGATGTAACACAACAGGCTGTGTTTGTTCTTCTTGTAGAAGTTCAAGAGAAAAAGTAGGACTCTTGAATGCGTCTTTTAAAGAGCAGTAATTTGTTTTTGAAACATTCATTCTTTAATTACAACAAAGAAAAAAAATTTCGAAAATATTTAACTCAAAGATCAGTTGAAACCAAAATAAGGATTCCACTTTCTTTTAATTACAAGAGGATAAGATGTCCTAGGGGCTGGTGGTAGAGGTGGAGGAATAGGGGGAGGCTGTGGAGGAGGTACAGGGATCGCGTTGACAAAAAAGGATTTTATGTATGATAGCATTATAATATACATGGAGTTTTATTTTTTAAATTATTCCAAATATAATCTTGTTGATGGTAGTATTCACACAGAATAATCTGTGTGAGAGTATTGTAATGCACGCTAGCATTATAAATATGTAAATAGGGTGTGATGATGTAGTTTTCCAGATAATTACACCTAGTATAATTGTGAGTATCAAGTCAACCGCAGCAATACCCATAACTCTCGTAGAATGAACCCCTTCCTGTTCCTTTCCAAGGACGTGTCTATACTTACAAAATTGCATCTACTATATAAAATGGAAATAATATTTATTTATATGTGCAACGTCCAGTGCGACTTCTGGAAGCACCTTGTTTCTTGCATGGCGAGGGCTTCTTGTTTTCAACAATGATTGAAGCAGTTCCGCATTTCTTTGTCTGACCGATAATAAACGTGACTACATTTCCGTTTGGAAGCAGTCGCTTGACTGTCTTGATTCCGGAAACGATACTGGCCTTCTTTTTGCAACCGACTGCGTAAGCTCGAACTGGCATTTTTTGTTATACTATACGGAAATAAAAAAAATAAAAAATATATAATAATCAAATATGCGAATCCAGAATCAAATAAATCTATTACATGTTTTTTTCATATTACCATTGATATATATTACAATGTACCCTGAAAGTGTGAAAGAATGGGACGAGGAACTTCGTCTAAAATTTGCAAATATTATACTTGGAATAGGACTAACGTATCATCTTTACGTGTTTATAGAGGCTAATTATAGATAGCCAAACGCTTTATCATAGATAGTAATCTTCTACTATCTATAAGAGTTTTCCATTTTTTTTCATGTTCTTCTGCTTTTTTCATCTAATACTTGTTTTATTAGATGCAAATAATTTCATTTTTTTCATAAAGGTTATCCAGAGCACATTTCACATTCTTCTTTATTATCCAGAGAACACACTAACTCCTTCTCCGAAGAAACGGAGAATTTTTCTGCACTACTTGCTGGAAGAGAACGAAGATAGTACATTCCTGTTTTCAAACCCAACTTCCACCCATAGAAATGCATACTACTGAGCTTTGCTACAGTAGGTGAGGCCATAAATATATTTAAGCTCTGTGAATGGTCTATGAAAGGTGCCCTATCAGCCGACATACTGATTGTAGTTTTCTGAGAAATCTCCCATGTAGTTTTGTATAACTGTTTCAATTCCTCAGGGATTTCCTCTATATTTTGTATACTTCCATTGTCAATCGTTATAGCATCTTTTATTTTCGTATTCCATAGATTTAGTTTCATCAAATCTGAAACGAGGTACTTGTTCACTATCGGATAATTACCTGCTAATACTTTTCTTGTATATAAATTACTCGTCAGAACTTCGAAACTCTCTACGTTTCCTAGAATTTGAGATGTACTTGCTGTAGGTGGAAGAGCAGTAAGAAGAGAATTTCTGACTCCAGTAGCTTTGACTTTGTTTCTTAGTTCTTTCCAGTCATATTTAAGCGTAGATTCGTCTACTCCCCACATATTATGCTGAAATATTCCTTCCGAAATAGGACTACCTTTGTAAGAATTGTAAGGACCTTCCAGTTCTGCCAATCTATTACTCTCCGATATACAGCTGTACTGTATACATTCAAATATATTCTTGTTGAGTTCCTTTGCTTTTTCTGAATCAAAAGGACATCTCAATTCCATGAAAAGATTATAAAGCCCCTGTACTCCTATAGCTATAGGTCTATGTTCTTTATTGTTATGCTCAGTTTCCTTTGTAGGGTAATAGTTTATATCTATTACTCTGTTTAAATTTCTCACTAGGGTTTTACAGGTGTCTCCTAATCTTTCGTAGTTGTATACTCCATCTTCTACAAACTTGTTGAGACTTATAGTTGCTATGTTACATACTGCAGTGCTGTTTGGAGTATTGTAAAGAGATATTTCAGCACATTGTCCTGTAAGTATACCGTTGAATACTCCAAGACCTTTTTTGGTCTCTGTAAAACAGAATGTATCGTCTTTTCTACTGGTATCCACAACACTCATCACAGTAGTGAATTCCTTATACTTGATTTTACTCTTCATTACTCTTTCAAGAGAAACATGTTTAGTACGTAACCCAAGACTGTATAATTTGTGAATATATATAGGTTTTATGAGGAGATAAGTATCGAATATTACAGAATTACATCCTAGAGTATTCAGTAGATACTTAAGACTTTCAAGAAAACATACATCTGTAAATATCTCTAGACACTCTATATTATTTACCTTTGCATTTCTATCTAGAAATCCCTCTAACCATCTTAATTTGGTATCCAAAGAGTAGTTTACAGGAACAAGCTCAAGTTCATATTTAAGTCTTTTATGTATAAGCACAGTACTTCCTTCTCTATATCTTGGCCTATACTTGGAATGATAATACCCTCTTTTATACGGTTCTTCCATAGTTTCTGTACCATCTATCACTGGGAACTCGCATTTCATGAGAATCTGCCCCTTTCTTAGGTCTGATGCTTTTACAGGAAGAAAATCTTCTGTATAGAATTTGTGATATTTTGTGCATTCTAATACCGATCCATTTTCAAGAACAACCTTTATCAATTCAACATTAACTCCAGTTTTCCTCACAACAGTCTTTGTAAATTCTTCCCCGTTCCATACTTGTACTTCCTTATTTTCAAGAGAGGCTATTTCGTGGTAACCTGTAGAAGTAAGTATCTTTGTTTCTGGTGCTACACACAGATTGGAACTTTTGATGACTCCTAGATGTTTCTGATTAGATTTAGAATTTACATTGTCTTTGTAACACATGTAAGGAAGTCCTGTTTCAGTTTGCGAAACTAAGATAGCATTCCAGAGCTCTCTTGCTTTAACTACCCTACTATATTTTTTATCTTCTACGTATTTCTCATACAATTTTTCGTATTCTTCTCCGTAAACTTCATCTAATCCTCCAGCTTTATTAGGGCACATGAGATACCAATCTTCGTCGCTTTCTACCTTTCTCATAAATAGATCTGACACCCAGAGTCCATAAAACAAGTCTCTTGCTCTAAGATTTACGTCTCCAGTATTTTTTTTCATATCCAAGAAGTCAAATATCTCTGGGTGATGAGGTTCGAGATAAATTGCAAAACTTCCGTTTCTTCTTGAACTCTGATTCACATATCTTGCAGTTTCATTGTATACCTTTAGCATAGGCACTATACCATCACTGTGACCATTCGTAGACTTTATAATACTTCCTTTTGATCTGATATTCGAAACACTTATCCCTATTCCTCCTGCGAATTTGGAAATATGAGCACAATCTGCTATAGATTTATAAATACCTCCGATAGAATCTTCGGTGGATAAGATGTAACAACTGGAGCACTGCTGTCTCATAGTTCCTGCATTAAATAGTGTAGGAGATGCGTGAGTAAATAACTTTTTACTCAATCCATCATAGCATCTCCTAATGTCTTCGATACTATCTGGATACAATGCTACAGCCACTCTCATATACATGTATTGAGGTCTTTCTATAATCACTCTGTCTTTTCTCAGGAGATAACTTCTTTCTAGAGTTTTTATTCCAAAATAATCAAAATCATAATCTCTGATATTGTCTACTGTATCTTGAATTTCTTTTCTGAATTTCACACATGTTTTATGAAAAGTATCGTTAATTATCCCAGCCTTATGTAGAATTTCCATTGCTTTGTGAAATGTTGTTGGTGTGTTTTTCTGAATATTTGAAACAGCAATTCTAGATGCAAGAGCACCGTATCCAGGATTTTCAAGAGACATGGTATTTGCTATATTTCCTGCTAAATCATCTAATTCTGTAGAACTTATACCATCATAAATCTGTTCAATAACTTTCTGAGAAACAATATCAGTATCTATATTTTCTATGACAGGGAGCCCTTTATCGATTGTTAATTTTTTTAACCTGAGGAGTATCTTATCAAAAGATAAATTTTCTATTTTCCCGTTTCTCTTAACAATCTTCATTACTAATAGTATTTTATAATTTATTTTTTAAATAAATAATGTATACATGAATCTTGTTATAGCAGGAGGAGGAGTTAAAGCTTATGCTGCTATAGGTGCACTTAGGCGTCTAGAGCAAGATATAAAATTTGATAAAATAGCCGGAGTGTCCGCTGGAAGTATTCTTGCAACTCTCATAGCATTAGGCTGTGATTCTTATAGTATACAGAATCTTTACGACAGGGTAGACTTGTCAAAATATGTCTTGAAATATAACAATGTAATGACATATATAAAAATACTATATAAAAAGGGTATATACAGTATAGAGGAGTTTAGAGACAAGACAATTTTCCCTGTGCTCGAGGATGCATGCAATAACGGTGATATAACATTCAGAGAAATATACGAAAGATATGGAAAAGTTCTTGTCATATCTGGTTCTTGTATAACATCTAGAGAAACACACTATTATCACTACGTTTCTAATCCAGACATGAAAGTAAAAGAAGCAATAGCGATATCGTGCTGCGTACCTTTCATGTTTACTCCTGTAAAATGGAAAACAGATACCTTAGTAGACGGTGGTCTAATAGAGAATTACCCGCTCTATATATTTAATGACATAAACTTACCTAATTCAAAGGTAAGTGTAGTCAGAGATAGTGATAAAAAACTTTCAGAAGATACTATAGGTATAAAATTCTCAGATACATATCTTGATAGTAATACAGATACGCTTTTACAATTTATAAAAAATTTAGTGTACACTATGCTCACTAACAATGAGAAAAAATACATGAGAAACGACTACTGGCAAAAGACTATAATGATTGAAACTGGAGAAGTAGAATCTGTTTCAAATTTAAACCTAAGCATAGAGAAAAAACAGAACTTGCTGGGCATTGGATACTCTAGCGCAAATAGTTACTATACTTCAAAACTCCTCATCCAAAGAGAATAAATTCTGTTCTCGTGTGTTACCAACATTTGCCTTACGATAAGAAGATATACGAGTTTCAAAAAAGTTTCCGAATGTCTGAAGAGAAATGTAGTTCATGAAGTCAAAAGGATTCTGTGTATTGTAAATCTTTGAGTAACCCAGCTTAGTAAGCCAGTAATCAGATATATATTCAATGTACTTTTTCATAAGAGATTGATTCATTGCTATCAGTCTTACAGGCAGACTTTCTGTGATAAACTCCTTTTCTATATCAACAGCTTCTTTGAAAACTTTATGAATATCCTTTTCTGGTAATTTATTTTTAATATGGGAATACAGAGCTATTCCTGCATTACAATGTAATGCTTCATCTCTTGATATAAACTCATTACTGAGAGTAAGACCTGACATCAATCCTCTAGATTTTAGCCAATATATTGCGCAAAAACTTCCAGAGAAGAACACTCCTTCAACTATAATAAACGCTATAAGACGTTCAACAAAAGAACCATTTGTTATCCATTTGATAGCCCATTCTGCTTTCTTTTTTACTATAGGGTTCTGTTCGATAGAGGAGAACAGCATTGCTTTCTCACTTTCATCCTTTATATAAGTTTCTATCATTAAACTGTAACAATGAGCATGGATACTTTCAATCATGATTTGAGAAGCATAGAATTGTCTCATTTCTGGTATCTGTACCTCTTTGTAAAAATTAAGTATAAGATTTTCATTTACAATACCATCACTTGCTGCGAAAAATGCAAGTACATTTTTGATGAAAAACTTCTCATCTTCTGTAAGTTTTTGCCAATCTTCTTTATCCTTTGAAAAATCAATCTCCTCCACTGTCCAGAAATTCGCTATACTTAGCTCATAAAGTGACCATATATCTCTGTATTTTATTGGAAATACAGTATATCTGTCTGTGGTCTCTTTAAGAATTTCCTCTTCCATTGTATAATATAACATTTTATTTTATAAATTATTTTAGATTTTATTCGTATGTCCACAATCTTTACAGTATACTCTTATGGCGGTATATTCTAACGTATGTATTTCTGTGCACTCTGTCCTCATACTGTTGCAATTGTTGCATTTTTCTATTCCTTCTCTACTGTCGTCTATAAACTTCTCCTGAGTTTTTTCTCTTTTTACTGGCAGCATATCCTCATGCGTCATGTCCCTTGCAAAATATTCTGGATCTAATGTTTTCCCGAGTAAATTCTGTTTTAGATGTGGAAATTTTCTCAGATTAAAAAGAAGACTTCTTGTTCTGGAAAGAGAAGGGGAATTTTCAATTATAGTCTGTGCTATTTCCACATCACCTATCAATACCTCAAATGCTGCTTGTAGCTTATTCATCAAACAATTATCTTTACAAATAAAATATTTTTTAATAATAAACGTTTGTTTGCTGAAGAGGAATTCTCGTAGTTTCTTTGGTGATTATCTTCAATACAAAACTATTTTGAAACTCTACTGCAGTGTTCCCATCTGCTTCTCCAAAATCAAAAAGAGTTCCATCTGGTTTTAACAACTGCAGTGATACAGAAGATAGAGATGCTAAAGGTGTTTTAAATATTCGCACGTTTCTCTGAAGACATCCAAGTTCTGGCTGTACGTGTGCTCCAGATGTAGGTTTAAGATACAGAAGTGAGAACCCTTTATTTATGTTATTATTTGAAAATGTAAGGTGATCTAAACCGTCTAGTTTAATAATGAGATATGGGTATGATTGTACAGAATTCTTGTTTGCAACAGAACCCGCTACTATTTCGATAGAGTGTACATTCTTAAATATGTCTTGCAAGTCTATCTTATAGTTATTTACTTTACTGTACTTGCCTGTATCTCTATCAGATGAGTTTATACACACATAGTGTATTTCTTCTTCGTATGTATGCGTATTTGGCTGTATATCCTGATTAAATAAATTTCTATACATTATAACACTATACCAACAAAGTATTTTTAAATAATATACTTAAGTGCACTGACACCATTCTCTATTTCTAACCAGTTATAATTTATACCGAATACATAGAGGTAATTCTCGCTTACATTTGGTTGCATTTCTCCATTAAGAGTGAAAGAATCTATACAGCTAAAATTAAGAGTTCCTGATGGTTGATGTCTTTCTGGGTACTGGCAGAAAGGAAAAGTGTATATAAAACGGTCAGTGGTGTTGGTGTGATGCGTATAGGAATTGATTGTCCTGTATATTTTTTCATCGAAATGTTTAAAATATTGACTTCCATCTATAAATAGACTTACGCTTTTCATGAGAGGTCGTGTAGGGATAGAAGGGTCTGTGTTTCTCTGACTGAAATTAAATGGATCATTGTTGTCTATACTGTCTTTTTCTATAAAGACCCACAGTAGTTCTTTTACTGGATGATTAAAAGGTAAATTGGTCTTGAAGACACTTCCAGAGTGATTTACTTCTTCGCCGCTTGTTTCCTTTATCTGTGTCTGAGTAATTAAAATACTCAGTCTTTCTATTTTATGAGGCTTTCTTTGCATATAGATGTAATCGCACATGAGATACGCATCATTGATACTGACAGTAGTAGGGGGGCTCCCTCCGTCATAGTTTACGCATTCCGAGAAGCCCTTGAACTTTATTGTGATTTTCACTCTATGGTATTTTAGGGCATATAGAGGTAGAGCTGATTCTAGCTCTTCACAAAACCAAAATCTAAGAGGTATAATATAGAAGGAACTCTCCTCTGCATATTGTTTAAGAGTATCCAGATTGGATGTTTTCCCTATACTGAGGTTTTCATTCTTATCCTTTCCTGTAAGTTCTTCCCATATTTCCATAAACAGACCATAATGCCTATCTATTAATCGATTTCCTATTTCTAAATCTATATGGTCAATGATAGCATGACCTATACTATTAGTCCATGAGGCAAAAGTTCCACCAGTTGGAACTAATTCAGGAAGGGAAATACATAGGTATATTTTACTGATATAATCTGCTTTGTCTGGTAGTATACATGATACTTGTTTGTTGAAATCAACTATACCATCGAATTCCACCTTTATCTTTTCTGTAGAAATCTTGTTGTATTGCATATAGCTGTTTTTTATAAAATTTAATTGAGGAACATCTGTAAGATTTTTATCTTGTAATCCTGATATTTTTAATGCTGAAATAGCTCCTGACATCTAAGATTACAAAATAAAATTATTTGAGTTAAATTGCGTACTAGATAAATTCTCGTAAGATAAAGAACGCAATTCCTGTCGAGATTGCGAGCATTACATTTACGCTTATTGTTTTCTCTACTACTGTTATGTATGGTAAGTTGAAAATGAGTTTAATGAGTAATGGGTGAGTAAAAACGAGCATTAGAAAGGTAACTAGAGCTGGTTCTTTTATCTTATCGTACAGCACCTTCATAATCATTTTTGTTACGTCTTGTTGTTCTTCTTGCACTTGCGGTAGCTGTCGTCTAGGAATCTCCTCTATCTCCTGTATCTCCTGTATCTCCTCTTGAAAATCATCTGTTTCTTCTAATTCTTGTATGTTATCAATTTCTTCCAATGTTGTAGACATATATAACTTCATACTGTAAAAAAAAATTCTATTTTAAACGTGAAAAAATGTAATTTTTATTCATGACAATCACATCTAATATTTTATTTATAGTATTGGAACTGACGTTATATTCTTCACAAATCTGTTTTATTGTAAATTTGCTATCTTTAGTTTCATTTAGAATAAAATACAATGAAGTTAGACACACATTCTGCGGAACACTTCCTAAAAGGATATTGGACTCTTCTATCACACCGCACATCTTCACTAATAGTTTTTGAACTTTAAAACTAATGTTAAACCTATTGCAGTATTCTTGAGCATAATCTTCTGCCTTTGATATTGTGAAATCTAATTTTGTGTTTTCTATAAAAACCGATATAGCCTTATTCAATGTAGACACGTCTACATCCATGATGGTTGCTAATTTTTTAGGACTAATTTTTGTATGTTTATTGTTTGCTGCGAAATAGACACATGCAGCTACAATCCCTTTCTTATTTTTTCCTCTGTGTATGTCAAGAGTGTTGTATATCTTTTTGTACTGGCAGACAGCATCACTTATTATATTTTCTGAAAATATACCATTTAACCTGCTATTGAGGTCATTTGAGACTTCCCATATAACTCTTTCTTTGTATGGCATGTTATTCCATTGCTGTCTTCTAGCTAGCTTTCCATTTCCATATATACCTGTACCTATGCTACTCTCAGGGTACATTTCAGATGTATTAGAACGTAGGTATTTACAGTCCTTTCCGTTTTGGAATCCGTAAGGATTATCATCATAAATTTTACAATATCTTTCTGTTACACCACAATTAATACAAACATAAAATCCTTCACTTTCCGTAAGATACTTGTCATTACAACACAGGTTTTCCTTAGGCTTTATTTCAATCAAACTGAAATCTGATATCACAGACTCCATCGATTAAACTTATAGAGTAATAAAAATCACTTTTTAAATTTGTAACTCAATAGAAAGGCATCGCAGAGGTCATCTGCCTTTTTAGACTCTACGATGTGACGGTAATCTTCTTTGTTTTTTATATCGTTATTTAGAATACGTGTCGTGTATTCTATAGCTCTCTTTTTTCTATTTGCATAAGTATTTTTGATGTAAACTGCTGACTTATATTTCTTTAATTTTACAGAAGCTCTTTCAAATTTTATCGAGCATTTTTTGTCTGTGTAGAATTTCGCTAATAATGTAAATAATACATGACTTGTAAATTTCATTTTAGGATTCATGTTGGGCTGTAGTTCAAGTACAACACTTGATACATCTTCTAATATTTCCTTGTTATCGTGTATTATTTGTTCAAAACTTTTGATTATCTTAAGAGATAGCTCTTGAAGACTGTAAGAGGCTATTTTTTTATACTTCACTTCTTTTTTGTGCTTTAGTTTTCTTGAATGTATACCGCAATAAACTATATCTTCAAAAGTGTATTTTGCTTTTCTAGTACATTTAAAACATACAGATTCATCCTCCAATATATTATAAACATTCCATAGTTTTATGACATCATACTCAACTACACATAGTGCTAGATTCTTTAAACCTATATCTATACCTAGACATCTCATATTTTTTTAATGAAATCGCTTAGAAGAGACGTGTTTTTACTTTTAACTTCATTCACGACTCTACGAGTTCTTTCCATTAGTCCTGGGATATAACACATTGGAGTGTTTAGTATCTCACATCTAGTACTTTTATTTCTAAATTCCTCTATTTCTAGAGGGCCTCCGAATATTTTCAAACATTCCCTTGGAGGGGCTTTGTTTAAACTCTCTCTGTAGAATTTCTTGTTTGTGTATTTAAAGTACATGTACTTCAATAGGTGTATGTTTTTCGCATATCTGGATTCGGAGCTCATGTAACTAAAGCAACATTCAAAAGAACAGAACACTCCTTTGACATGGAAAGTCTCGTCCTTCATTTTACAAGGCATAAATACTGGATTGGTATCAAACTTATGACAACACCAGAAGCAGAAAATATGGGTTCTTATATTAAGTGGGAGATCTGATTCCTTTATCTCTTTAGGAATGAGGGTCATGTCGTAATAATGTACATCGTTTATCTCGTTCAATTGCTCTGTGTTAGGTAACA